TGGTGTTGGCGGTTTGGTTCTGGCCCGAATCCCTGAAGAACTCGTAGAGCAGCGGAACCGCCACTTTAACACTGTGGCACAAAATCAAATGGACGCTGTTGACCGCGATTGGATGCGGGAAAACAACGCTCTTATGCCTAAACAGGCACCACAACGTAAAACCTCTGTGAGCTTTGGCTCAAGGGGTAAATAAGGAGATTAACGATGGCGAATCAAGACGCTGCATTCGGTCTTCGTCCCGTAAAGAGAATTGGGGGAACCCCGTTCACTGGTGGACAAAACCGTTATCGTATCGCCGCAAACTATGGTACTTCAATCTTCCAAGGTGACATGGTAGCCCAAGTCACAGGTGGCGGTGTAGAAATACACGCCGATGGCGGAACAGTACCTATTGTTGGCGTATTTAATGGTTGTAAATACACTGACCCAACTACGGGTGAGCAAGTATTTAGCAACTTTTATCCTGCAAGCACAAATGCTTCTGACATTATTGCGTTTATCATTGATGACCCTATGGTTGTTTTTGAAATCCAATGTGATGCGGCATTCCCAATAGCTGACTTGCTAGGCAACTTTGATGTTGTTTATACATCTGCTGGTAGCACCAAAAGTGGTGTGTCTGGTTCTGAATTAAAAGTCACTGACGGCGGCACAGCAACTACGCTGGCTCTAAAAGTCATTGATATTTCTGAAGACCCAGAAAATAGCGATGTAAGCTCTGCTAATACCAACGTGTATTGCGTCATTCAAAACCATATATTCGGCGTTAAAAGCGCTGGGTTAGCGTAAGGAGCTAAATAATGGCAATTTCTCGTTCACAATTAGCTAAAGAGCTAGAACCGGGGCTGAATGCACTTTTCGGAATGGAATACAGCCGTTACGATGATGAGCATGCTGAAATCTTTGATACTGAAACGTCAGATCGTGCGTTTGAAGAAGAAGTTATGCTGTCAGGTTTTGGGAATGCTCCCACAAAAACCGAAGGTGCAGGAGTGTCGTTTGATGATGCTAACGAAGCGTACACCGCTCGTTACACCCATGAAACGGTTGCGCTGGCATTCGCTCTGACTGAAGAGGCGATTGAAGACAATCTGTATGATCGTCTTGGCGCTCGTTACACAAAAGCCCTTGCCCGTTCTATGGCGCATTCAAAGCAAGTTAAAGCCGCTGCGGTTCTTAACAACGCTTTCAATTCGTCATTTACAGGTGGTGATGGTGTAGAACTTTGTTCAACAGCACACCCACTTGCACAGGGCGGAACTTTCCGTAACGAACCATCTACTGCGGCTGATCTTAATGAAACTTCGCTGGAAAATGCGTTGATTGATATTTCAACCTTCGTAGATGAGCGTAACATGATTATTGCTTTGCGCGGCACAAAGATGATTATTCCACCACAACTGCAATTTGTTGCAGATCGTTTGTTGGAATCAACATTGCGTGTTGGCACTTCTGATAATGATGTAAACGCACTTCGCAACATGGGTATGCTTCCAGAGGGATATACAGTCAATCACTTCTTGACTGATACTGATGCGTTCTTCCTGAAGACTGATGTTCCAAATGGCTTTAAGCACTTTGAGCGTTCTCCCATGCAAACAAACATGGAAGCAGACTTCGATACAGGCAACATGCGTTTCAAAGCGCGTGAGCGTTATTCATTTGGTTTCTCGGACCCACGTTGCGTATTCGGTTCACCCGGAGCGTAACCCGAACAAATGTTTGGTTTTGATTGGGGGCGGTTTATCTGCCCCCTTTCTTTTTTTTAATTGTTGTGTATTATTCGACTATCCCTGACAGGCGCAATGGGCGTCTGACTTAACCCAAGACAGGAGATAATCATGGGTAATTCTACATTTTCAGGACCAGTACGGTCTGAAAACGGTTTCCAAATAATTTCTACAGACTCCACAACAGGCACAGAAACCACTGTGGCAAGCACCGCGTCTACTGGTATTGTTACGAACAAATTTGTAAAGCACGTTGGCTTTGCCACTGGCGTTACAGTAAACACCACCGCAGGGGACAGCCCTTCGATTGGTGAGTTCACACAACCTGCAAACACAATAATCACTGACATTAAAATTTTCTGTGATGTTGCTCCAGTTATTGGAACAGGTGACATTGGTTATGAAGTTGGTACATCTAGCTCTGGCGCACAGATCGTTGCGGCTCAAACTGATGAAATCCTAGATGGCGGTACAACTGTTGTTGCACACAACGTAACTGTGACTAGCTTAGTTCTTCAGACGCAAGATGGCACAACAGCCCCAGCTTCGGTTCAATATACAGACACTGAAAGAACTATTTTCTGTAATATCACCAACACAGTAGACGCAACAACGGCGGGTTCGTTCACGTTCATTATTGAATACGTTCAAATAGCGTAATAGGAGAGCGTAATGGCTGATGCTGTAGCTACTCAAACCATTCAGGACGGCCAGAAGATGGTCGTTCAGAAGTTTACCAATGTCTCTGATGGGTCAGGCGAGTCTGCTGTAGTTAAAGTAGACGTCAGCGCATTAGCTGCAAATGCCCGTGGTGATGCCTGCACAGGTGTTACCATCGAAAAAATATGGTGGCAGTGCATTGGAATGAAGGTACAAATACTTTTCAATGCCTCTACTAATGTGTTTTGTATTGAGCTTGGCGAAAACCAAAGTGGTCATCACGACTACACAGCTTTTGGTGGGCTAACTAACAATGCTGGTAGTGGCAAAGATGGGGACGTTTTGTTCACAACTGTAGGTCACACCAGCGCAGATACATACACTATTATTATGTCGATGCGGAAAGAGTATGGCTAAACGTTCGGATAAAATGCCGAAGCGCAACAAAAAGAATTTCCGCTCCACTAAATCTGGGGCGGGAATGACTAAAGCTGGTGTCGCAGCTTATAGACGTAAAAATCCCGGCTCTAAATTAAAAACAGCGGTTACTGGTAAAGTTAAAAAAGGCAGCAAAGATGCCAAGCGGCGTAAGTCTTTCTGCGCCCGTTCTGCTGGACAAATGAAAAAATTTCCGAAGGCGGCTAAAGACCCTAACAGTCGTTTGCGACAAGCTAGAAAGCGGTGGAAGTGTTAATGAAACAATTTGTTGTTATTTTTTTTACTTCTGTTGTTACGGGAATTGGCGCTATTTCTTACAGTTGGGCCGCGTGGACAACTAAAACTTTAATTTCTGTCGATAAAAAAACAGAAGTTATAGCGACAGAAATATCTTACATAAAAAAATACATGGAGCGGGACTATGGCTATATCCAGAGGTCAGATGAAACAGCAAGTATCAAATCCGCCGAGTAAAAAACCTACAGGCGTTGTCTATCTTAGAAAAGGTGGCAAAGCGTCACCTAAATCTAAAGGCAGCAAAATCTGTCCTGCTGGCAAGGCTTGGGCCAAGCGCACCTTTGATACATATCCTTCTGCTTATGCGAACATGGCTGCATCTAAGTATTGCAAAGACCCAAACTATGCTAAGGGTAGTAAGGGGAAGAAGAGGAAGAAGAAATGAGTTTAACTAAAGGCAATAAAAAGAAAGTTAAAAAGGTTATAAGGGGCTTAAAAAAAGCCTCAAAGCTACATGCTGGGCAAGCCAAAACTTTAAGAAAGATTGTTCGTTCGTCTAGGAAGAAGGCTTAGATGGGTGCGCTGAAAGATTGGGTCAATCAGGATTGGGTTAGAATCGGTACTGACGGTTCTATCAAAGGTAAGTGCGGTACATCTAAAGACAAGAAAAACCCTGATAGATGTTTGCCCCGCAAAAAAGCCCAAAGTCTTTCTAAAGCTGAGAGAGCTAAAACAGCACGTAAAAAAAAATCTGCGGGTAGAAAAGGCAAAACTGTGGTTGCTAATACTAAAAAAGCCAAAGTCCGCAAGATGGAAAATGGAGGTGAAGTAGCAGAAACAAAAGCAAAACGCCCATTTAAAGGAAAGAACATACCCGGTACTATTGTTGCAAACGGGTGTGGTGTTGTTATGTCAAACGGTAAAAATTCCAGAAGAAAACGTACCAAACTAACTTAGGAGAATACTATGGTTATGAAGAAAAAAGGTGCAGCCAAAGGCGGCGTTCGCAAAATGCGCGGCGGTGGTATGGCTAAAAAAGGTTACGCCAAAGGCGGTAAAGTTGCTAAAATGCGCGGCGGCGGTATGGCTACAAAAGGCGCAGCCAAAGGCGGCGCAATGACAGTAGCTCAATTACGATCCGCTGCAAAAAGAATGGGCATGAAGGTGGTAAAAGCCTAATATGCCATTTTTGCAAAGCAATATACCGCACTTTAAGTGTTGGGTT